CACCAAAAACAACACACTTAAAAAAGAGAATTTTGACCAAACCGACGCTTACGCTTGTGTTTTAGGTCATATGAATCAAGAAAATATTTGGTAAAAATTAACCCACCTTTATGGTGGGTTTTTTTTTATTTTATTATCTTATATATGTAGTGTCTTCCACTTGGTTAGTTATCGTTCCATCAAGATAACAAACACCACAACACTATGGTCTATAGTTTATACAATCAATACAAACCACGAATATCTGATTTAAAACTGGTGTGAAATAATTTCCAGAATTTGTTATTACACTAAATAATGGGTTTAATAATGGATAACCATTTGATATATACATAAATTCCCAACAAGTATTATTATCAGTTTTTCTTAAAATTTGACCAGGGACAATTGTAAATCCCGGTAATTCTTGAACAACGTATTGATTAGTGTTAGAACAATTTCTATATACATAGTATTTTTTTGGTGATGATGGAGTAACAGTTGGTGTTGGTGTTTTAGTTGGTGTTTGTGTTTTAGTTGGCGTGTTAGTTGGTGTTTTAGTTGGTGTTTTAGTTGGTGTTTTAGTTGGTGTTGGTGTTTTAGTTGGTGTTAAGCTTGGTGATAATCCAGGTGTTAGTGTGTTAGTTGGTGTTGGTGTGTTAGTTGGTGTTTTTGTTGGTGTTCTAGTTGGACTAGATGTTTTAGTTAGTGTAGGTGTTGGTGTAGGTGTTTGTGTTGCCAACAAACCACAATATTGACACGAAATAGTATAACTAATACGTAGCTCAATAACAACATGATTTGGAACTAAAGATTCCTCATCACATTTAGTTATAATTTTAATTTGATTATCAATAGGGTCGATTATTGTTTGCCCAATTTGGTCAAAACTATCCACCATCCCCTTTAATTCGCTATAAAAATAATCATCATATGGATAATCATTTAATAAATAACTAGTATAAAAATCGTTAAATTTTTCCTCATCACCAATTGTAACAATTAAGCTAAAAATAGCCATATCTAAAACACAATTAGTAAACCCCGACACTAAAGTATAATACCCATCAGAATACATTTGATATATCCCATATTCACCTACCCCAATATTCTCAAAATCACTATCACAAATAGTATAAGATTCATAAGACGATAATTTATCATACCCATAAATTGTTATTGAACTTTCTTTAACACAATTATTTGAATCAGTCACAGTTAATGTATATGTCCCAGCATCTAAATTAGTTATACTATAACCGGTTTGTCCATTCACATTAGGGCTCCATTGTAAATCAAATGTTGGTGTACCTCCCGTTATTAATACATTAATTGTTCCATCAGAACCATCTGTTGAATCAGTTTTAACTAATATAAACCCAACACCCTCGGATGAGTCTATCTCAAAATCTTTAGTTTGTTGACACGGAGTTAGGCTAGAATCTTTTACCGAAACAGTATATGAATCGGAAACTAAATTAGTAAAAGTTACGGAACTTAATGGTGTATTTATTATTGATTGAGACCCTATATCAATTGTGTATGGAGGTTGACCCCCCACTACCTCAATATTAACAGAACCATTAAGACCATTACAAGTAGTTCCTGTAGTTAAAACATTAATTGTATATAAAGACTCATTTATTACTGTGATTGTTCTATTATAAACACACGTACGATTTGTAATGGTTAAAAGATATGTACCAGATTTTAAACCAGCAAATTGGTGATTTAAACTAGGAGTAGTATTTTCATCAAAATTAAATGTGTCCAAATTTGTCAATTTATAAATAATGTTACCATTAGTACCAAGTAACTCTATGGATATATTTCCATCATCATTCGAACATTTTGAATTAGTTAGAGTAATCCTTGTCACATTAAACCCTGAAGGTGTTTGTATTGTTGTTGACGCAACAAAACTACATAAACCAGTATCTTGGACATATACTGAAAAAGTTCCACCAGGGATATTAGTGAATTTGTATTCAGAATCAAACGAAATATTTGATTCTCCAGTCGAACCTGAATAATAATACGGTGCTGTACCTCCTGTTACAAAAACCGTTAACTCACCATTGTTTTCCGCACAACTTGGACTAATCGATTGGAACCCCCCTAACCCTATTTGAGGTACTTTAACAACACTAGCACTTTTAGGTATTACACACCCTGTACTATCTGTTACGGCAACACTGTAAGACCCATTTGTTAATCCTGTAATAGATGATAATGTACCACCATTAGACCATAGATAAGTATATGGGGGGGTTCCTGTTAATCCTGTTATAAATATCTTACCTGAACTAACATTACAACCAGCATCATTAACAACATAAAAATCATAATCTAAATTGGTTGACGATTTAATTATACAAGTTTCTGATTTACCTGAACATCCACCACCATCGTCGGCAATAACATAATAAGTTCCGGCCGATAAAGAATAAAAAGAAAAGTCGAGATTTTCTGTTGACCCTGAAGATAAATATCCACTATTACTTTCATATAAATAGTAACTCGCATTACCATAGTTATATGAGGTTGCTGCTGTTATTGCTCCATTATTAAAATTACAAGTAGTGTTTTGTTGGTTTATTATACTAACACAAGTACCGTTCGATATATTAATATTTACCGGAAGTACTGTCACACCTGGGTCATTACATGAATCAAGAATATTAAACGTGTATGTTCCCTCCAATAAACCATTAATGGTATACTCCGTCACTCCTTCACCTAACGCTATTGTCCCATAATCAGGTGATATCCATTCTATTGCATAATCAGGAGCATACCCCCGAATTTCTATTGAAAAACCTCCTAATGAGAGATTAGAACAATCTCCAGTTATACTAGATATATAATATAAATCACAAGCCATTAATTACATAAAATTTCAAAATTTATTCCGACATTTAATTCAAAATTAGTGCCAGTCGAGTTTACAGAACATATCGTATTATAAACCACTATTTGGTTAAATGGGTCACCCTCTTCTACGATAATATTATTTCTACTAAAATAATAAGCATAACCATAATTTAGTAAACTTTTTAAACTATTTACTAAAGCCACCGTCCATTCATTATCAGTAGGTACACTTATATTTGTGGTAAGGCCTGACCCTACAAAAAATGGGTCTTTTACAATATCATTACCATTAAGATTCATTTCAACATACCAAACACTTTTTAAATTTTCATACAAACAGTCATTTAAAACATAAGTTGTACCAGCTAAATAAGTATTTAATGCATTACTTAAAACTCCACCAAAAGTTTCATCCGGATACGCATCACAAGACACCGATTGAATCGGACAATCATATGTAAAAATATTTGACGTTAGAGAACAAGGTCTACAAAGAACAGGAATGAAACTACTACCTCCTTGTCTTCTCCATACAAACTTTTGTCTATGAAAAATAGAATTTTCATATTTAACACCCGTATTCCATATGGTTGTTGCCGGTATCATTTGTTCAACTAATCTAACCCAATAATCACCAAGACCATTAACATACTGAATCATCGTTTGATAATTAAAATTATCGTTCTCCAATCCAACAAGTTTTTCAGATTCCAAATATTTCCAATAAATAGACTCTAATGTTGGATATCCCATTGTTTTACCGTCACTAATATATTGTCTATTTCTAACATTAATTGTATTTAACCAAAAAGTTTGAGCAAACTCAAAAAATGTTTTATTCTTTGGTTGTGGATTAATAACTGTATTATCAATACCACCCCTATCCGGATAATTTGACACAGGAGTTGGATTACAATAAGTCGGAGCAACATAATTTAACCCCTCATTTGGTATCGGGAAATTATATTTTCTTGACATAGCCCAAACATCGTATGATAATCCTTGACCAGGATTTAAGAATAAATCAGTGTTTTTAGCATTTAAAACTAATTTGTCGCTTTCTGTATAATATCTCGCATTATAATTACCGTCCAAATTTTGTCGTAAACCAATTTCATTATCAACCCAACTTTTATTATTATCAATTGTTTGGGTAATGTTATACCCTAATGACATAAACGGAAATTTAACATATCTATCCAAATATTCCGCACCATAAGTATATGGACTTAATGTTGTTTGATAATCAGGATTTGACCCTGTAAAAACACTATTGGTAAGATTAACTTCTTCCGGAGCTCTATGTTGAGGTGTCGATTCAAACCAACCACTACCTTTTTCATAATAATACTCTTCCGTATTTGGTGGTGCTGATGGGTACCCTTCACTATCAATAGGATATTCACTTAATGAAACATTAACATCTTTAATTATTGTTGTTGAGGTAAATCCTGTAAATACTTCACCCTGAAAACTATATGTGTTACCAGCCTCGATTGTTGGGACATTTTTAACATATGTCCCCCCAGATATTGCAGCATAACTAGAATTAAAATCACTTACACTAATTCTTTGGTCTGCCAAGTATATGTATTCGTTAAAATCAACCAAAGCATCCGGAGCACCAATCAATCTTAATAATATCTCAACAGATTTTCTTGTTCCTTTAGATTTAAACAAATAAGCTGAATTAAGAATTAAATTCCTATAATATTGATAATTTAATTCATCTGGTGTTTGTTGGTCGCTAGTCCCCTCAAATTCCGGCACATTTTTGTTTTTTTCACCAAAAACTGATGTTAAAAATTCATCATTTGTTATTGGTGATATATTAGTGTTCCACCCTAAAGTTTGTGCTAAATTTTTTAATAATTGAGATGGGATATCATTACCCACATTATAATTAACCGAATTCATATAAGCCAAAGCGTCTATGAATTTTTTTGTTTCATCAAAACTTCTACCATATATTTGTAGAACGGATTCCATCTTTTGACCCACGGTATCAAAGTCTTTAAACGCACCTGTCGTTAAAAATCTTGATATTAAATTTGTTTTATACAAATCAAATGATTCACTCAAACCATTTAATGTTGTTAAATAGTTGGTGAAGGCTGGCGTTATAATATCAAGATTCCAACTACCATATAAAGGCCAAGTAACATTTTGATTTAAAACATAATACGTGCCATCATCAGCATCTGCCGGTACTTGAAATGTTGCTGTGTACTTTGGTACAACATTTCTATTTAATAAAAATCTTTGAACCTCATCTAAACTTTCATTAAACACTTGATTAACTTCAGAATCATTAGGTCTAATAACTAAATCATCATAAGTAATAGATTGCCCCGAAAATGGATTACCTTTAACATATATTTTTAATGTCCCCGAAGATAATGATGTTGTTGGAATTATTGCCGTCACATCAAACCCATTATTCTTATAATATAACGAATACTTCGCATACTGTATTGTCATATCTCTCAACACAGACACTTGTACTTCCCTTAATTGTAAATTTCTTGTGGAATTAACCGTAAAATCAACATCAAAAGGATTTCTAATTCTAGAAACATTTAGTTCAAAACTAGTTTCATCATCAGAACCAAGATAAACAATATTTGATGCCGTCTCACCAGTTACATAATTTTCATCCATTAAAGTCACCTCTAACGCCGCAGGGAATTTACCAATAATAGTCTCAACAGAAGTAGAAATTCTCTTAACCATTGACCCATATTGAGTAAAATTAGTTACTTGGGTTAGGTCAAAATTTGGATATACCTTAAAATTATTTTCAAATATGATTTTAGATTGAGCAACACTACTAACCCCTAAACCATCCAAATTAATTGGTTCTGAAAAATTACCAGTGTTAAAAGTCCTATTACTCTTTTCAGTAATTGATGTTGTAAATTCAAAATTCCCTTGCGTTAAACCTCCTCCTTGGACTAATTGGAAACCAACTAAATCATCGGAAAATGTACCAGCTCCTGTTGCCGATTGCGGGGGACAAGTATATTTTATTAACGCCATTATTCTGTTATATTTGTAAAGTTTTTACTATAATCAATATTACTACCTCTATCTTGTCTAACTTCATATAACAAGTTATTAAATTGGTCTCTAATTTCGTATAAGTTATATTGTTTGTATATGTTATTAGCTGTGTCATATAGAGTGTAAATTCCATCATCCATTGATTTAGTTTGATTACCAAACAACGCAATTGCAAGAGTTGAGAAATCATGTTCAGCTATTTCAACATCTAATGTTATTGGATTAAAGAAAGTATTACTAATAATAATATTTTGATTTGGCTGACCAATATATGGTGTCGCATTTGGTTTATTAGTTGGTGCCGATGATGGGGACATAGTACAAAATATCAAATTAGTACTATTATCCGTATATCTATATCTTATAGCCTTTTGAGATGTATTAACCAAGTTTTGAACAACCGGTTCACAAAAGAAAGAAGATGTAATTAATCTAAAAAAATTAGGTATTTTAGTGTTATCAGAATTTAAATACTCGACCCTAAAACCTACCAATCCTTGATTAACAAATTTGTTTTTAAATTCGGGAGGAACACTATTCAAATCAATTATAATACCTTTAACATTAGGTAATGCCGACAACACCCCACAATCCAATATAGTGGTTCTTATTTGAGCTGGTCTAATAAATAAGGTATAGATACCTATTTTGTTAAATTGGTCAGCAGGGAGTCTTAAATTGTATAATCCACCCAATATTTCAACATCCGCAACACCACCAGTGGTTTGACTGTTAAAATAAGGTCTTAATATGTCCGCCGAGTTTAATTTTGTTAAAACAAAATTATCTGTTTCATCTCTTGATGGTGTGTAATTTAAAATTATCTCCACATCCGCTGGAGATACATCTGCTGGTCTTATCGTTCCGTATGTTCCTGTTGCCATATTATATTGTTATTATATTAAAAAATCCGTAACCATATTTTTCAAGGTCACCTATATTATCAATTTCACCCATTCTTTCAAGTCTTTCCAAACCTGACTGTTTTCCTCTATCAATAAATACATTAGATTGCACTTCTGCTTCATCAATTACATTTAATAATACCTCATTTTTTGTAATTATCGAGCAATCCGTCTCAATTGGCGCGACGTTACTAACCACAAATATAGTTGTACCATCTTCATAGTCGTAATAATCAATATTATTAATACTATAACCAATATTTAAACCATCTCTTGATATTCCTGAATATATTCCAACAACTCCCGATGTTCCAGTAACTTGGATACCTAATTTATAACCCCCATCAACTAAATCAGATTTTTTACCATAAACTTGTAAATCTTTAACAGATGATTTTGTATATCCACTAATAATTAATGGAGATGATGAAAACGGGTCTGTTTCACCTGGATAAACATCACAAGTCTCATCACCATTAAAAATATAATCATACATTAAAGGTGTTCCCGACCAATTACCACCAGCAGGAATAAAATATGCCGTTCCTTTTGGGTTTGTAATTACATTATTAGTAAAAGGTACCGTCACGGTTTTAACTACCACATTAGAACCCCAAGGACTCATCCCTGACATAGTTATTGTATAATCTTTTGGCGTAGTTGTAAACGGATATGGGTGGGAATAAAAATTGGGGGAATTTTGTGTTATGATTTGTTGAGAAGTATTATCCCCCCAATCTATCTTATAACTAGAAAACTCCAAATATTTTTTAAATTCAGTATCTGAAGTATTATAAAAATTATATTTATAAGGTTCTGATGTATTTGCCGAAAATAAAAAATTGGTCATAGTTTCTTTTTGTAAAACCATACCATCAAACACTGAATAATACCCAATATCCACAGTATTTTCAGTAAATAAAATAGGGATTGTTAATCCGGTTAATAAGGAATCATATTGAGTTGTCTCCGAATTATATGTACCACCAGATAAAATCTGTGTCATAGATGAATACACATAAACATCGGTGTTTTGATACATAACTTTAAAAATATCACCCTTAATAACTTCCGGAGAAATTTTAATATAACGATTTCTTTCTTCCATAATTAAGGATTAACATATTCATACCATTTTATGGAACTAGTTGTTCCCACTCTAACATCATTATTGTTAATATCTTTATCAAAAACTTGATATGTTTTTTTATTGTAATCTAATTTTACTTTGTAATAAAAATTTAAATCGTTAAATTGGAACAATGTAGGTTTTAACAATATTTGAGGAGTTTTACTCATTTTAACATACACTCCCAGTCTAGCATCAAAGAATTTTGCACTCATATAAAAAGTGTCTATATCTATAAAATCCTTTTTTCTTAACCAATATATAAAAAACCCTTCTTTATCACCAACAAAATCTAATGTATATGATGGTATTTTTATATTAACATTTGGAATATATTCTGAAATACTAACTGATTCAGTCGCTCCCTGCTGAACAGGAATAATTATTGTAAAATAATTTGTTTGAGATTTTCCTTCGGTTGTATCGTAAAAATCCAATTTAAAAAATGATTTGGTAAATGGTTTTTCATAATAATACACTTCCGATTTTGTAAATCCTTCGGGTATATAACTAGTAATCCAATCATTAGTTGTTGAAGATATTACTTGTGTTGAAGGGTTATCCGGAACACCTCCATCAACACTAAAAAAATGAAAATCATATTTAATATCCGTTTTTGTATTGTCATTATATGGTTCGTGACTAAACCTAAACACCTCAAAATCATAAGCGGTTCCAATAATTTCCTCAATAACCTCATGCTCATATATCTCAATACTATCGTCTCTACCATAAAAGTCCCATTTTAACTCTATTGGTAAATCAATATACTTGTCGGTTGCCGGTAAAACAAATTTAAATTTATTACTCACAATTATCTATTATTGGTTCAGCTATTATGGTCTGTTCATTATAATTAGTCCCCTCTGGTATTATTCTAAAAATTATATTCTTATATGGGTAATGAACACCATTTAAGAAAGGATAATCAACCCCATTTCCTTTAGGGTCAATATAACCATAAGTATATTTGTCTCTCCATATAAATTTACCCTTACTTTCCGAGTAATAAGAGTAGTACGGAACATCCGCAACATTTATTTTATCACCTTCCTCAACGTAATCAGAATATTCACTTATCGTAATACTATTGTGGGGTTGATAATAATAACCATAAGGGTTTGAGGTTACCATTACAGCTGGAGGAGTTGTTGAACTCTTAGGTCTCCCAACATTAAACACCGGTGGATTATAAGTTAATTTGTGGTATAAATTTGATATAACTCGTTCTTTCTGTTCATAATCATTCCACTCACAAAAATCACCATCTAACACATCACCCTTCTTTAAGGAATTTACATATGAAAAAATTATTTTACTTCCATTTAATTGAACCCCCAAAGGTGTTGTATATGTACTCATTGGGAAATTCGTGTCAGATAATCCATTACTATCTTTCCACCAATCAGTAGGTAATTTAGTTGTGGGGTTTAACGGTAAGTTAAAACCATAACCTTGTTTCATACCATAAACACCTAACCCAGGACCTTTTGTCCTACCAAACATTAAACCGAAATACCCCTTCCAAATTGTTGTAAAAAATAATTCAGTTATTGGTCGTTTTTGATTGTCTCTAATTGGATTAATATCAATATCGGAATTAAATGATAAAGTATATGACTGCGAACCTTCTTTAATTGAGACTCTAGACAATCTATTTGGTGTAGACCCACTACTTTCAAATTTTTTATTAATACCAAAAATATTTTGGTCAAAACCCGAATTTACCAATACAGCATCATCAGGACTTGTCAATAATTTATGTCTTCTCACATAATATTTTGAAATGGTTTCGTTGGGTATCAAACTATTTATTACTCTTCTAAATGTTCCTTCTTTATCATTATTAAAAGTGGTACCGGTAAACCCTACATTAAATAAATTAAAAATATATTCACCACTACCATACGCCCCATCACCTAAAGAATAAACCTCAAATGTGTCCACACCATTATAGATAAATCCTGATGATAACTTAACCGATTCACCAACAGATAACCCATGTTTAATAGGACACCTAAAAGAAATGATGTCTAAACCATTATATGTTGTATTTTCAATTATAAAGGGAATACCGGTTGATGCCGACCAACTTAAAGTTTGGTTTGATTTACTCTCAATAGCCTGAAGTTGTTTATTATAATCATTCTCAAATGGATAACTAACAAAAAAATTCCAATTATAAGTTGACGCACTTTTATTAATAAAAGTTAAATGATTGTTAGGTGGTTGAGTATACCCACTAACATTATAATCACTACGAATAAAATCAAATTCGTGATATTGGGGAAATCCCTCCCAAGAAACCGCATCAGGGCTAAGATTACATTGTTTTATAGCTGAATTATTTTCATTAATATAATATAGATTATTTTCTAATGGCACATAATTTGTTGACCCTGTGTAAGAATTTTTAAATAAAATAGAGAATTTACAAGAAGGTCTGAATATACTAGATTTTTGCCTCTCATCGTCAAACACTTGGGATAAAGAAATATCAATATTCCTATCAAATTCAACATTTTCTTTACTCGTTTGAACTAAAGGAACGTTAAACATCAAATTAGTATTTGACGCTGTTTTATATCTTAACGACCCTAAAACAACCCTAGTATCCGTTCTATTACCCATATTATATTGTTGTATTAGTATTAATCCATTTTTTAGTAAATCTGTCAAAAGACGATTTACCCGTTTTTAACCCAAAATAAAAATAAAAAGGTGCACCAACAGTAATACAATTAGATTCTAAATCGTTTTTCTCCCACGAATTTACTGAAGCGTTCAAAACATAATCATAATTACCCGTACTACTTACTGAATAAATATGTGATTTAAAAAATTGTGTTTGATTTCCATCATAAGTCCTAAAATATCTTGACGCTTTATTTAATCTATCCAAATCTTGGTACTTAGAACTAAAAAAATCATAATTACTACCAAAAGGCACAGTTTCCCATTCATTTTTTTGTGTTCCAAAAATATTTGAGCTCTCATCAATCCTCCATTGGTAAAATGGTACTAATTGACTAAAAACATTAAAATTACTAAACCCACATTTGGACCCAATAGGAATCCGATTATTAATTATTGTTCTTTTTGGTGAAATAAAATCTCTAACTATAGTGTCTGAAGAAAAGAAAACACCAAAAATAACATTCCCTTGATTATTACCATCATAATAAATTGGGTCTTGACTATTGGGGTTATCCGGATAATTTATCCCCTCAAAAGGAGACACACCTAATTCAGAATTAATTGATATCATTTGCGAATAATCTCCATCAATCATTTTTTTATCTCTACTAAAAAAAGAAAGAATGCCAAGTCCAGTTATATTTTGTAGAAAAGAAGTGTTCGCCAGCCTAGTAACAATTAACATATTTAATAATTCTGATACATCCCCAAATGTTGTTGAATTTAAATCTTTTACAACATACCCATCAAAGTCATCAGACATTATGATTTCTTGTAAATAATTACTTCTAGGACCTAAATCTAACATAGTCGTTGGTGTCTTTAAATTATACGAATTGCCTCCGTTTTTATTTTCATGACCAATAAAACCATAATCTAAACTATATGGACTACTTCTATAGAAAAAATTATTATTATTTGGATTAAACACAATTACATCTCTACAATACCTATTTATTGGTGAATTTGGTGGTGTTGAGGTAGGACCGGTATATATAACATCATTCTTAAAAGTAAATGCATATAGAGTACCATTAATCCAATTATTGGTAAATAAATGTGAAAACACGTTTCTACAAGCCGCAAAAATTGTTTGGATTCTACCCGTCCATTCAACAATACGCTCAATGTCACTAATTAAACTTAGAATTGGTTTTGTCATTAAAATATAACACCCGTTTCTAAAATCTTGTTTACCTCCACCACCTTTCCAACATGTATCTGAGGTTTGTTGAATCTTAATTTCGTTATTACTATTATAATAACAATTTAATGGAGCCATATTATTACAACTAAATGAATCAATTACAGAGCTAAAAACAGCCGGTTCATTTGCTGTATCAAACGAACCATCCGTAAGATTTCCTGACCCTGTTGACGCAAGCGATTGACTTGTAGACGTACCATCGTCCGATATGAGAAAAATACTAAAATTAGTATTTGCATGTAATGCGAAACTATTATCAATATTATCTTGGAGAGTAGTTGATGTCGGTAATCTATCCGACCTCATAACTATTTGAGTTCCAGATGTACCTAATCCAATATTCATTGTTAAACTACTTAAGTATTTTGGAGCGTAATAAAGATTCCTAGTTTCCACAGGTGATTGGACACCAGCTTGTTTAGCAATATCAACAACTTGATAAAATAAACTACCTCCATCCACGTTTTCACCAGGAAAATACCCTCTATTATTTGACCCCGAATTATAAACACCATATCGTCTATTTAGAGTATAACTAACATTATAAGTAATTGGATTAAAACTGAATACACTGTATACGTAAACTGTATACCCATCCACCCACTCAACTATGAATCCATTCTGCCCTTGGGTACCAATTCCACCACCTGAACCTTTCGTTCTGGAAACTTTATTACCACCTAAATTATTTAATAATAAATAATTATTGTTTAAAGATGACTGTGAATAAGTATTGGTGTTATAATTATTAACATTAAAGTAATAGGTTAATGATGATGTATATGGTATTGTTATATATCCAGCATACGCATTTTGAAAAAACACTGTAACAGTACTATTGTATTCAACATCTGCAAATATTTTTACAACAATTCTATCTAAACTATTATATGTTGTACCCATTATTGGAGCTATAAATGTATAGTCGTCAGGAATAGGGGTTGTTCCTACGGATGTATAAGGAATTCGTTTTCTTGAACTACGCCCCAAAAAAACTTCCTCACGAGTAACTGGATTAAATTTATATATACTAACATATAGGTATGTCTGAGAGAATCTTCCCGTTTTTTTACTATTTGCATAAATCTTAATTGTTGCCACTGTACCCAATTGTGTTGAAGTTAAATTTGGAACTAAAGATGGCGTACTAAATCCCGCAACAAAAATACCGAATTGTGGTGGTAAGTCGTTACTACTATTGTTTGACCAAGTATTACTAATTCTAAAATAATCACCAGATAACAGAGGGCTAGTTGTACTAGCAAGGTTTTGGGATGAACTACTAGGGGTAAACGATAAATTTTGTTTATCCAATCGAGAATAATGAGTATGTAAATTTGTTGAGAATCCACTAAAACTAAACACACCACTCGTTGCAGGTTTAAAATGAAATGAATCGTAATATAAGTTCTGATTGGTTAAACCATCTACTAATGTGTTATTACTCAAATTATGTGTGGTACATTTTAACCCCCCCTTTATAGGATGATTTAATTTAAATCCACCTATCTTATTACTCGTTACAATTGTTTGGTTATTACCAAAATCATAACCAAATAAACGACTTAAATCATAAGACACATTAACTCTAGATGAATTGGGGTCAACCCCCCTAACCAAGAAAATAACCCTTTGTTTCTCTTGTTTTTTATACTTAACTATTGGTGAAAAAAGTCTATTGGTACCGTTAAATTCAATACTTGAATTAGGCACTGGGTCTATACGATAAAACAACATTGAGTTACTTAAAAATCTATTATTAAACGAATTAATATTACTCCAATCATTAGGTACTGATACTGTTGTTGTATTACACATACCCGTATATTCAGTATAAGTCATTCCTGTTATAACTTGGAAATATTCAACATCCATTGGAAATTTAGCGTAAGTAGCATCTCCGGAGAATTGAATTATATCATACACCGTCGTAATTCCAGAAGGAATAATAAGAGACGGGTCAGCATATACAACATTTATTTTACTTCTATTATTAATTGTCTCTCCTGTTATTGAATATGTTCCATATTCATTTAATGATGTACCATCTCCGGCAATATTTATATCCTTTGATAATTCAAAATCTTGAAAACTAATTATACCCCCCGGGACCATACTTTTTGATGTTGCATCAGCAACAATTGCTATAACATTATCGTAATGAAATTTACCAGGATTTAGTTCCGGTTGAAAAGTCACTTTTATCCTATTAACCCCCCCTCCAGGATTACCAGGCGAATTGTTAAAATATTTTCCTTTAGTATTAAAAAGATTTAATCTTTCCGACACTGTTAAGCTAGATGTAAAATAATTATATTCAGGTGCTTCTAAGGATGTTTCCGCATCTGGGTTGGTGTCATCTGATGTCGTAGGTATCATTTCCGGAACTCTAGTGTCCGCGACTAATGTTTCATCCTCAGCACTACCTAAAGGACGACCAGCAAACATACTCTGATACACTGCGTCTTGAGTATAAACACCCACATCACTTTTTTTTCGGTTATAATAATTACTCTGTATTTGATATTGAGTTAAAATTGATGTTCCAGCACCTTCGACCGGCTCTTCTGCTCCCTCACCTTCTGCTAACACACCATCTTTATCGTCTTTTGGTAAACTATCTGGGTCACCGCAATCACAAAAAGAACAATCAGGATAAGACAAATTAGGTACTTTAATATTTTTTAACTTATCAGGAAAAGAAATAATTTGTTGCCCAAGTTCTATTATATCCTTAGCTGACTGACATTTCAATGAATCATACTTTCGACGAAACCATTTACCACCAGCCCATCTAGGTAAACGAGCTAACGCACCTAATATAGCTTTAATAAGATTACAAATGAACGCTACTATAAACAATACAGGAACAAGAACTATAGTGACAACAAATGCTAACACTTTTAAAACAAACCATAAAATATGTACAACAGGAATTAAAACAATAAAAATTGGTCTAAATAAAAATAACATTATCCAAAAGATAAAATAAATTAAATCAAACCTAAATACCGAATCGTTAGTAGGAAATTTATTATTATCACTCTCACACGCATCATCTAAAATATTTTTTATACTAATAATCTGATTAGGAAAACTACCATTCCTATATTGGTCAATTAATTGCGACACAGTGTAAACTTTATTATACTGCATTAAATAAAATGTGTCCTCACAATTAATTGCTGATTGTATATCCGCATAATCATTCCAATCTAAACTAAATGAATAAGATTTCAACGCTTCTTTATAATTAGTATTACTTGACCTTGATAATGGGTCTCGAGAACTATCATCCCAACCATATTCTCTAATATTAGGTACTAAAAAATATCCTCGTCTAACTGTTTCAGATAATGATGGCGATTGATTCCATTTTACTTTAAACCTATATTTGGCTTTAGTTGGTATTCCTTTTTTCGGGTCGTCCGATATTACTTGTTCACCAAATTCATTGGTTATTAAATAATCCAAATTCATTGGAACATCCAATAACCAAGTACCATTCTCATCAATAACTTGACCGCCTTCTTCTAAATCAATAGTTTCAAGAGTTGGATATCCGTCAGTATCTTTAAATATGGTTTGCCGTATTGCTAATATTTCTCCCGGACCAGCAACTAAAGAACATTGAGCCCCTGATTTAACTCTTGGTTTACAATTTCGTTTTACAACATCATCATTAATTGACGACACAATTGAACCCATAAAAATAGACGTTGGTCTAATATCAACACTAGCCTCAGATGATAAGTCAAAATCCGTTCTAGTTATACCCAAATTACATATTTCAGGTTGTCCCCATAATGGTTCAACCGTTATTACCTTATTAATAGATATAATTTGAGGTAATTCCCGTAAATTAGTTGATGATTTAAAATCGACTCCCGCAACTTGATTTGGTGTTGCAATACCCATTCTAACTAAATCTTGTGGTGATAATGAAAATTCACCTATATCAGATAAATCAACATCTAAAACTATTGTTTGAGAACCAGGTGGAACTCCAAAAATCATATAATCACCACTATTGTTAGTTGTTGTTGTATACTTATAATACTTATCAAAAACCTCAATTAGTGTTGGGTCAGTTAATACATCTTGTCTAGTGAAAAAAGTTCCAGTCGGGTTATGACCACTATGTGATTTGGTATATGGTAATAAATTATATCTATACCCATCTTCGTTTAAATCAATTAATGATTTGTAAGGGTATAAATCAGATATAACAGGATTAGATTCATCCGCACTATCTAACGGAATAAATACGGATACTTTAGCATTTGGAATACCAAATCCATTGTTAACACTTACACGACCAACAATTACCCCATAATCGGAGCATTGTCTAGTATAAATTTGACTTTGTAGTACTTTCAAAGAAAGTATTTCCAAATACTCAAATTCTTGGTCTATTAAAACTTTAATTGAGGTATCAACACCGGGTTTGGTTCTTATTCTAAATGAATTGGACATAATATTCTTTTTTAATAAATAGTTTATATACTATTTTCAAAAGATAGTCCATAATATTTTAAAATAAATCTCTACGAAAAATTAACGGTTTTAAGATTTTTAACTCTAATGTTAATATCTTTACTAGGATATCTAACCTGATAAGTTTGTTTTGGTTCCGCAAAAATGGTGTCATCAACCAATTCAATTTGTTTTGTTTCTGAATCAGAATACCTTTGAGATGTTTGAGATGAAGAATATTGTCCTCCCACTTTATTAAAGAAAAGTATATCTGACAACGATATTACCCCATTCTCACTTTGAATTAATCTTCTTAATTCTGAAACATTAACATTTTCACCCATTTGTCTATTAGTTGGTGCGAAGTAATCCGATACAATGTTTATCACTTTAGAAATAATTGCTCCCTGATTTTGTGTATTATCTAATACAATATCAACATTAACCCCTAAATCAATTACATTGGCAACTTCAATTGATATATAATCATTAATCATTCTATAGTTTGACAAATAGTTTGCAACATTATTTTTTAAAGTATCTGAAACAATTTCTGTAAGACTACCATTTTCATCATAAGACAACATTTGGATTTTTATCTTATTATTTTCTTCAGTTATTGAGACTTTTGCCGGAGCCCCGAATTGTGACGGCATTAACCTAATTAATGATTCATAATCATTTACTGTTACCGCTCTATTTTGAGCAGCAAAATTATATGTAACTAAATTTCTAACTTCTTCTGTTGTTGGGTAATTACCTCCTCCGATTGCTGCAGTAACATTCGTACATCTCAACGAATTAACAACACTAGTATTAATAGAATCTGATGGTCCATTAACACTAAACGAAACATTACCAATTTGAGTAATAACATTAACACCTAAATTAGAACCTGTCCCACCACCAATTCTATATTGGATAAAAATTGTACTATTAGATTTAAGAATACTACCTAACCCTAAATTATTGGAATATTTATTTAAGTTCATTTCGTACCCATTTCTAGCAAACTCTCTTAATTGTTCGTCAGCAGATTGACTACCTCCACCAAATGTGATTTTAAAAAAACCTTCTGGTGTATATTCTGTTATGAACTTATCATTAGTTGACATATACTTACCAACTTTTATTCCCGGTTGGTCCGACACTTTAGTTGGGTCTTCTATAAAAACTCTATCTTGAGCCAACGCTTGTACTTCATACCATCTATCGTCTAATCCTAAAAATTCTTGAGCGGACGGGATGTTTGCGTATTGAGTACCATCTTTTAATAAAACACTTGTTACCCCCAAAACATTTTTTTCAGGTAAGAACATCTCAAAAAATGGTTTAACATCATTTGATGTTACGACTCTTTTAAATACTTTTGTAATACCATTAACTATTGTTTCTCTTTTAGTTATTGTATAGTTCAATAATTTATTATTTGAATCAAAATTTGGTATTTTTAATCTATTAGGGTACCCATCGGCATTTAATGGTGATGAAAAATCAATATCGTACACAGTTTCAAAAACTTGTCCCGCACCAATAACTTGTGAACCTCTTCTTAATATACCACAATATCTTAAATCTTCTTTATCCCCATATGCAGGAACAGTAATTGAGAAATCAACTAAAGCAACTGATGGTCGTTGACCCGGAACTTTTAACCCATAAGTTCTTGCAATATTATAAATTGATGACCTTTGTTGAGCATATTGTAATACTGTCTCTTGGATACTTCTATCAATATTAAATTGTAAGTTATCTGTTACCGCAGCATTTAAATCAATTAATACCGAAAATACGGAAGCATCGTTAAAATTTTCAATAGTATCCGGATAATAAGTTTTTGTAAAATTTATTAATTCCGTTCTGATTGATTGGAAGTCTCTTGTTGTGTATGAAATTTTCTTATTTGCCATATAACATTAAATATTAATAATTACAAAATCTTTTTGATTAAACACATCATTGTTAAGTCTATAATCAATTCTAACTTTAGCGGTATGTTCTTTAGTTCCTATACCAGGAACCCTATATACTCTATCATCATTACCATCAATATAAGAACCTTTATCCTCCTCACCTTCTGATGCAGCGGTAATACTAATATTGGTTATTGTGATATTAGGTATGTAATCTTCAACTGAAGACCTTATTTCAGCATCTATATCCGAAAATGTTGGACCATCTAAAGGTTCAAAAATAAACTCATATAATCTAGTTCCAAAATCAGGTAAATAATATCTAGTTCCCTTTCTTGTCAATAATAAATGAACTAAACTACTTCTAATCTCTTGGTCATTATAATCAGAAAGGTCTAAATACTTACCATCATACGAATCTCTAAAAGGAAAATTAATCCCATATGTTTTACCATCACTCATAACTATAAATATAATGCCACAATTATTTCTAATAAATACCCCAAAATAAAAAATCACGACATATGTCGTGATTTATATCATAATTTATTTTAATTAAGAACCACATCCAAAACATTCAAAGTCTGAATCCTCCGGTTTTTTAACTAATTCAACTGTTGGTTTTTCAACAGTTATTTTTGGTTGTTGTATTTTTGATATATCCATCGCCAAATGTTTAGCTCCGGTTGATATCGCTTTTGTTCTAACATAATAACAAAGAGTCTTTAATCCTTTACCCCAAGAATGGAAGTGAGACGATGAAATCTTTGATAATGTTGGTTCAGACATATAGATATTCATTGATTGTGATTGGTCAATGAACGGTGCTCTATCAGCTGCCATATCAATTAATTCTCTTTGAGATATCTCCCAAATTGTTTTATACTTTGGAATTAAATGTTCTACTCTCTTAACTTTCTTTTTATAATTTTTATCTTCAGGGTCAAGATAGTTATTAAAATTAATATTTTGAATTGAGCCTTCGTTCATAATAATTTCATTTTTTAAGTCTTCTCCCCAAATACCTAATTTCTCAAAATCGTTGATTAAGTATTTATTAACTATTAAAATTTCACCACCAACAACTCTACGATTAAATAATGCTGAATGAGCTGGTTCTGTCATTTCAAATGAACCGGTAATTTTAGCTGAAGATGCGACAGGCATCTGAGCGGTAAATAACGAATTACAAACACCATATTTAGACACTTCTAATTTAAGTGAATCCCAATCCCACATTTTTCCTAAACCTTCATAATCTAACCCCCACATATCAAATTGGAAGACACTTTTGGACATTGGAGAACCTTCAAAAAATTGGTAAGGTTTATATTCACCTGATTTACATAACTCCATACTAGAAGTAATCGCCGCAAAATAGATAGTTTCAAATATATCTTTATTTAACTTTTTTGATTCTTCAGATGTGAAAATATAATCCATTAAGAAGAATACATCCGCAAGTCCTTGTGTTCCAATAGCTATCGCTCTTTGTTCTAACCCACCTTTTCTACCTTGTTCAGTAGAATAACTATTAATGTCAATAACCTTGTTAAGGGCTCTCACCACTTTTTTAACTTCACTATACAACCAATTAAAATCAAATTTACCATTAACAATAAAATTCTTTAATACCATTGATGATAAGGTACAAATTGCTGTCGTACTCTCATCCGTATATTGGTAAATTTCATTACATAGGTTAGATTGTTTAATCACCCCAATATTTTGATGGTTAGTTTTTCTATTCGCACTATCTTTAGAACATAAATAAGGAACACCAGTCTCAACTTGAGATTCAATGATTTTATTCCAAATATTTTGAGCTTTTACTTTTTTACCGAGACCTAACTCAACCGCTCTACCATAGTTATCTTCATATTCATCACCATAACATTCTTGTAATGGTTTAATACCCGCCTTAACAATGTCATTAGGACAAAACAAATACCAATCAGAATTGTTTTTAACAGCATTCATAAAATTATCCGGTAACCATATTGATGTGAATAAATCTTTAGCTCTTAATTCTTCGGACCCAGTGTTTTTCTTAATTTCAAGTAAATCAATAATGTCTTTATGCCAAGGTTCTATATATATCGCAGCGCTTCCAGGTCTTCTACCTTGTTGATTAAAGAAACGAAGAGATTCATTAACAATTTTAAGATATTTTAACAATCCACCCGCAAATCCACCTGAAGAATTAATACGACTCTCTTTACTACGAATATTAGACATACACAATCCAATTCCCGCGGCATCTGAAGAATATGTTGAAATGTCGTTTAATGTTTCCAACAATCCCTGTCTAGAATCACCATTGTTATAATGTAATACACAAGACGCCAATTGAGGTGTTTTTGTACCCGCATTAATCATAATAGGTGTCGCTGGTGATATTATCTGATTTGATAATGATTCGTAATATGATACAGCCTCTTCAAATGATTTTGTCACCCATAAAGCCACCCTCATATACATATGTTGTGGTCTTTCTATTACTTTACCTTGAGGTGTTTTTAACAAATACATTTCTTGTAATGACCTCCAAGCAAAATAGTCAAAATTGTAATCATTCTCGTGATTAATAACAGAATCAATATTTTCTGAACCATATTTTTCAATAGTCTCCATTAATTTATCATTTATCACACCATCAGTGTGTAATACACTCATTGTATTACAAAAACTTTCATCAGTCTCTTTATGGTAAGAAGAAATCGCCACAGAAGATGCTAAACGAGAATAATCGTGATGACTACCGGTGTAAGCCGCAGCAATCTCATAAACTAGTTTATCAAGTTCTTTAGTTGTAATAAAACCCTCTGTTGGTACAGAGGTTATTACTTTAATGAATATCTCATCAGAATTAACATTTAAACCTTTAGCCGCTCGTTTAACTCTATTGTATATTTTTTGGGGATTAAAGGAAACCTCTTCTCCCCCTCTTTTTTTAATCTTTAATGACATCATATTTTATTTAATTAGAAATCTTCGGTAAATGTTAATGATTCACCTAACTTAGCTTTTTGATATTCCATTGTTCTACTTTCAAAAAAGTTTCCTTTAGTCTCAATAGCAATTTGTTCCATAAATTTAAATGGTTGTTCTACATTAAAATGTTTTTTACAACCAAATTTAACCAATAAACCATCGGTAACAAATTCAAGGTATTGTTTCATTAGGTTTGAATTCATACCAATTAAAGATACAGGTAATGATTCAGTAATAAACTCTTTTTCAATCTCTAAAGCTGATAATAATATTTCTTTAATTCTTTTTTCACTTGGTTTACTCTCAATATGATTGTTTATCAAATGAATAGCAAAATCACAATGTAAATTTTCATCTTTAAAAATAAGAGTATTAGCATTACATAATCCTTGCATAATACCTCTTGATTTTAACCAAAAAATAGAACAGAACGACCCTGAAAAGAATATCCCTTCAACCGCAGCAAACGCAATTAATCTCTCTTGGAAAGAACTACTTTCTATCCATTTCAACGCCCAACTAGCCTTTTTCTGAACAGCCGGTAATCTATCAATAGCGTGAAAACATTCATCTTTTTCATCAGGGTCGGACACATAGGTATCAATCAATAATGAATACATTAATGAATGGATATTCTCCATCATAATTTGGAATCCGTAGAAAAACTTTGCTTCAGCATACTGAACTTCTTTTAAAAAGTTTTCCGCCAAATTTTCATTCACAATCCCATCTGACGCTGCGAAAAACGCCAATACATTTTTAATGAAATATCTTTCATTATCAGATAAATTTTCCCAATCTCTAATATCATTTGATAAATCTACTTCTTCTGCCGTCCAAAACGCAGCTTGATGTTGTTTATAGTATTCCCAAATATCATCATGTTCAATTGGGAATATGACAAATCTGTCATTATTTGGTTTTAATATTTTTTCCATTTTATTTAATTTTTTTGTTGTTCTTTTTGTTTTCTCTTATCTAACAAATCTTTAATTCGTTGTCTGTTTCTTTCTTCCGTTTGTTCTTCCAACCCTAAAAAGGTTACAGAACTTTCTGTATCAATCTCTAACATACCATTATCAAACTTACAATTTTCAAATACAACACCATCATCACCAATTCGTGATTTAGTAATCGCAATTGTTGCTAGTTTCATTTCTTTCTGTTGTAGTGATTTTGCCACCGAAATAATTACGTGTCCAACCTGAGCTTTCTTGATAGACCCACCCATTTGGTCAGTAGTTACAACATCTGATGAAATTGAACTTCTATTACCTTGTGTTGCTGTCCACCCAACCATATCCAATTCGTGACACATAGATTCAAACGCTCTCATTACAGAACCTTCTGATTTCCATTCATCACCTAAATTTCTATCAGGAACAACACAATCAATATAATCTAATAAAACCATATCAATTTTAACTCCCTCGGAAACCATTTTTCTAATTTGGTTTTTAATTTGCATCATTGTCATTGTGTCAGATGGGAGTTTTTTCAAGATAAGTTTATTACTCATCGAGTCTTTAACCTCATTTACTTTAAGAATAACCTCATCTTTTCTAGTGGATAATTCATCCGGATGAATTTTAGTCCATAATGTAATGTGTTTTCTTTGAATAATTTTTGGATTATCCTCGAAAAATATTTGTAATACATTGTATCCCAAGTTAAATGCGTGATTAGCAACTTTGGTTAATAATGTAGATTTCCCAACACCTGTTGGTGCCAAAATAACCCCAATTTCTCCTTTAGCTAAACCCCCTTTTAAGAGTCTATCTATACCCGGAATACCCATTGGTATCGGATGACGATAATCTTCATTTAAAACATCGTCCAAGTTGTGAAAAACATCTTCAGTACCCTTGTCTAACTCACCCACTTGAAGGGCTTTACTAACCAATTGTTCTAAAGTGTCGTAATTCTCAAATTCACCACCATCGATGATTTTTTGAGCTTTAACCATAACTTTTTGCAACTCTTGTTGTTTACAGAATTTCATAGATTTTTCCTGTACAAACTCTTCCCCTTCAGTTGGGGCTTCTTTCACTTTATTAAGTGTGTCAATAACTATTTTTGACGCTGTAGCCTGTTGTAGCTCAGATTTGGTGATTTGTTCTAAAGTATCAAATGTTGGTGTATGTTCGTATTTTGAGTAATACTCCTTAATCATTTGAATGATGATTTTGAAATATTTATTCTCAAAATAACTTGTTTCAATCACATCAATAATTGACCTAGAGAAGTCTTTATCGATGACGATTTGGTTTAATAATTGTAGCTGAAATGTGCTACCTAAGTAATCAAAATTTTTGTTTGAAGCCATATATTTTCTTTTAGTGTATTAGATAAATACTATACACTTAGACTAACTTCCATGTAGTCGTATGTTAAATTTTCGTCAGAAAAAATGTCAGTCAATGACATAAGTAAATTTTTTAGGTGTGGGCGTACATCCACAGTGTATCTTACCTTCGGAGGGTATATTTTAGCGTCCACCTGTCTATGACAAATTGTCACATCATTTTGTTTGATAAAAATATTAAAGTACTCCGGACCATCAATAAATGATGTTTCTAAAATAGCCGGGTTGTTAATAATTTCGTACATATTGTCCGTCATATACGTCACCGTTTTCAATGATAATTGAGTTTGGATATCATCCTTAAAGTCACGAATTAATTCGTATAACTCTAACGAATACTTCGCCTTTTCGTTAAATTCTCTAACGTTAAAAAATCTCTGTACAATGATGTTATCATTTACCATCATTAAGAATTCTAATTTTACCGATTCTTGGTCTTTCATAATTTTAATTAATTGTTTTTATAATTTCGTTTTTCTTTTCTTGTTAATTTCATAAAGGGCCTAACAAAATTCACCCATGCATCATCACCTTTTGGTAGATACTTAAAAAACCCGTCTTCCATCATCATTTTAATTAATCCCTTATAACCCCTACCATCAGGGTCTAAAGTTTCCTTATAATATAACTCAACAAGCTCTTTAGCATCATCAGTTATTAATGGAGAGGACAAATTTATGATTTTTTCGTTAATAACAAAAAATTCTTCACCATAAATTCCACTTTTTGTTTTACCGGACAAAAGATTTTGTAATGTCTTGTTTCCTTTGTTCTCCTTTAATAGATTATCAGCCTTTTCTAAAATATCGGTAATTGAAACCGGTTTTTCAAGTAGCTCAGGAAAAAATTTTATAAGAGTTTTTTCTCCCAATCCTGAAATACCATCAATGTTGTCCGATTTATCCCCCGACAATATTTTATAAGTTTTAATGTTTTCGTGGGGAAATTCGTAAAAATCACATTTGATTTTACATCCTAAATGATAAGTTTGTTTGGTTCTCGGATAAAACACTGATACCTTGTCCGATATAAGTTGGGTAAGGTCTTTATCCCCCGAATAGATGGTCTTTTGTTCGTTTTCCGAGATTTGGCAGTAATAAGCAATCAAATCATCCGCTTCGTTATTATCGATGTTGATTTGTCTTATATAACAGTCCTCCAAGTATTGTTTGATTCTTTCTTTCTGCTCAGTGAAAGAATCTAACTTATACTCGTTTTCTCTGTCTCTACGATTTTCTTTATATTGGGGATAAATAAGTTTTCGAGCAGATGAATTATCATCACCATCCCACATAACAACAACCTTATCAAAGTTTTGTTCGTCTATGAAACGCCTAACGGTATTAATGAAGTGCCATAGGGCGCCTATATGTTTTCCGTTATGATAATAATCTTTTACTCCGTGGAATCCAATTTTTGTTAAATTGTTACCATCCACTAATAGGGTTTTAACCACTGGTTTTGTTTGTATTCGTTACTATACTATTTTGTTACTCTTTTTTAAATTATCTTCAGCCCACAATGGTTGGAGATTTTCATAATGACATAACTTATAAAGTTCGTCTTCTGTTTTTGCCGATGATAATGGAATGATGTGGTCAATGTGCCACTCACTCCGGTTATCCCAACTCATACCATCAATAAATTGGGTTTCTAAATGTTCTTTAAGAAATTGGGGGGAACAACCTACAATATCAAAAGTTTTGTTAGTTTTGGTTATGTTAAGAATTTTCAAATACTTCCACAATCTACATCTCAGTCTATTGGTTAAATTAAAAACAGGGTCACTATCTCTTCTCTCTTTTCTTCGTTCTTGTTTTCTTGGTTTATAATTTTCACGGTATTCTTTTCTTTTTTCCGGATTTTTATCTAACCAATTTCCCTTTATTTCTTTAACTTTTTCCGGATTTTCTTCTCTCCATTTCTTGTGACGATTATAAACCCATTCAGGATTTTTTTTAGTCCAATTTCTAGTTAATTCTAAAACTTTTTCAGGATTATTTTTACGGTAATCAACACTTCTTTTATTATTACATTCTTTACAAGAATATAATAACCCATCTTTCGATGATTTTGAATTACCGAATTCACAAACTTTTTTTTCTTCCTTACATTTAGAACAAACTTTAGTTTCCATTTTTTATTCTTTTTCTTCTTTCAAATCAAAATCTCCATCAGTCCCAATGATTTCTTTCCAATAGTCGGCATATTCTTTTTTGTATTTTTCAATATTTGATTTTTCTTCCGTAGAATCTTTACCCGCCAAAAATCCGTGAGGTGTTACGATAATTTTACCATCTTCATAACCAAGACCATTTATATGGTTTTTTAATACAGAAATTTTACTTCTAATTGCAAATTTTATACTTCTTTTATCTTTAGTAGCTGTTATCTTATTTGTTCCAGCACCTTTTTGATTTCCAAATAAGAAAACTAAAGAAGAGTTTAACCAAATAGCATTTCCACCCTTTGCCATGATTTTGGGTTGACCAAACGGATTATCCGGTAATTCCACCCATGGTTGGTTGACAATAATTAAAGTATTTTCATATTTTGAATCTGACCTTCTACTACCTGATATTCTTTGATTAATCCCCATCCCAATTTTATCAGATAATGCCCCGGCGGTGTGTTGCTTCCCACCCTTACCATCAAAAGTCATTTTACAAGGTACACTACCCACACTATCCCACATTATACATAAACTATAATCTAATTCCCCCTTTTCTTGAGCATCAAGTAATGAATTAATATAATCAGTAATTTGTTCAATATACTCAAAGTTATTGTTAAAGATAAAGAATCCATCCCAGTCTAATTCTCCGGTTTCTTCATCAACAACTTCTTCACATTCAAAACCCATTAACTTGGCATGTTCGAACGACCATTTCTGTTCTGTAATAATAAAAACCGGTAAAATACCTTTTTTCTGAGCATCAACTGCTGTTTTAACCAATGCGGTTGTTTTTCCGGTATCTGAATGACCCAAGAACATATTTAAGTGTCCTATAGCCGGACCAGGTAATCCAACAGCATCCAAAAAGTCAGGACCTAAGTCAAAAAAACTTTGTGGCTTATATTTTGCCGATGTTGAGAATTTGTCCTTAATGGACTTAAAATCGTGTTTTTTAATTGCCATATATCTATGTTAATTTAATTTTTAGTAGTTTTATTAGATAACATAGACACGATGTCTATGTTCGTGTCTATGTTAAATAATATAAGTTTTGATTGTCTAAAAAGGCATATCGTCTTCCGGTTCAACTCCAGCTTGTGGGTCAATTGGTGCGGATGTTTTACCACTACCACCAAATGAAGACTCACTATCTTCAGCGTTTCCATATACATAACCACCTTTTTCAGTACTCCATTTAGGACTTTCTCCTCTTGCAAGAGCTTCTAAATACTCAACAGGTTTTTTAGAATAAACATCTTCCCAAGTTAATTCATCATTAACCCATTCATCACCAATAGCTTTATTCTCATGAATTGCAGATGGGTCGTCATACATAACAGTTTGGATTACAGTGTAAAAAGCTCCTTTTGGTGTTTTTGCTTTAGTTAATTCCAAAATAATATCTCTACCTTTTTCAGGGTCAGCAATATCACCTTTGTTTCTGTAGATAGGTATAATTTTATCTAAAATACCTTCGTTTTTGTAGTTGTCTTTAAATCTCCAAAATTTAACACCATCATCCTCATTATCTCTATCAATAACTTTTACAATGTAAAATTTACGAGATAAGTATTGTTTAGCTAATTCTTTATCAGAATCTCTACCTGTTGAACGTAATTCTTCGTAAACCTCATTTAAAGGTGAACGCTCATTATCGTTTTTTCCCGGGTCATAAAATTTTTGGAATTTTCCATCAACTTGGATTTCGTGATACCAAACAACTTTAAATGGTGAAGAACCATCTTTTGTTGGTAAAATCCTTAATCTTCGTTGCCCTTGAGTCTCCTTATCTTGAAGGATTGCCGCGAAGTATTTTTTCATTCTTTCTTCTTGTGTGAATTTTGAGGTAGAAGAAGAACCTCCTTGTTTTGATTGCTCGTATTGAGCCAAAACTGCGTCTAATGAATTGTTGTTTGTCGCCATAGTGTTTAAAATGTTTTAAAGTTTATAAAAGTATAAGTGTCTACGAGTGGTTTGTCAAATTGTTTTGTAAAAAAAAATGGTCCGAAGACCATTTTAATTATCTAATCTCTTTAAATGAGGTAGCTTCGTCCTCAAAATTTCTAAATGTTTTTTTAATTTCATTTGGTGAATAGTCTTCTACCTCGTCTTGAGTTAAAATATATTCATTTTTTCCCGATTTGTCCATTTCTTCTTCTTTATCAACAAAAAAATCTGTTAATTTCTGATTAAAAGGACCCGAGTCTAGGCTTCTTAATTCTAATTTTTCTTGTGGAGTTTTTTCTCTGTATTTTTCAACTTTAGCTTCCAAGTCATTTAATTTATTCATAATACCATCCATTTCACCAAGTTTACTTTCTAAATCTGTTAAATGACTGAATAAATTATTAAAATACTCTTCTTGTTTTTGTTCAGTATTTTTTTGAGATTTCACTAAATCTGTAATATCGATTTCTTTTGTACTACTTTGTTCTTCACCCACTTTTTCAACATCAGGGTCAGCAGCAACATCAACAGGTTGTGGTTCAACTGGTGCTTCAGGTGCCGGTGGCATATTTGGGTCAATAGGTGGTAAAGCATTTGGGTCTTCAACCGGAGGAAGAGCATTTGGGTCTGTTCCTGGTGGTGGAGGTAAAACAGCCTCTTGTTCAGTGATATAATTATTAATTGAGTTATATCTAGCCAATTCCTCTAATATTTGATTATCTATTTTTTTCATTTTATTATCCGTTTAATAATTGTTTTACACCGGTCAATGTTTCAACCTGAATTTTTTTATTTGTTGTCATTGTATTATCTACTCTTTCGATTAGACCATCTTTCATTCTAATTGTATAACAATCACCTGTGTCTAAATCACAAACTTGTTTAGAACCATTTCCCAAATCTTTTTCGGTACTTCTAGCTTTTTTACCTAAATAGTTGTCTAATATTAATTTTGTGTCCATAATCTTTTATTTATAAATATCGTTTAATTGTGAAAAATTTAATCTTTTAACTTTTATTAGTAATCGCATTATAAAGTGAAATAGATTCGCCTATCTCAGATTCAATATTTTTTAATCGTACAGAATCAGTTGATTTTATAGAATCATAAACATTTTGATTATTACTCTTAGCATTAAAGTATAAAATATAGAATTTAGCTATATCAACAGGTGTTGTTTCCCCAAAAGCACTGGATTTACCTTCAAACCTAGCAATTAACATTTTAACATGATTATTAGCACTATCAAAATAAACATAGGGTATTTGTTTAGGTGAACAATAATAGTATTTTGAACTACTAAAAAACCCTGAACTACCATCACCCCAAAATTCACTAATATCAATACCTGCGTAATTATGTTCATAAGATTCTAATCCTTGAGTTTTACTTGATTGTAAATACATTATTGCAAATATAATATACCTTAATTTAATATCGTTAGTATTTGCGTTTATTATCTGAATAATATTTTTATAGTTTATAACTGTTTTATTCGGGGTACCCGCTTTATATGTATTATATTTTGTTGACGCCGAACAAGTCTGTTGTGCCGACGCAACGGTAGCGTCATTATCTAAACCTTTATCTAACGCCTCATTTCGTTGACTAATAATATCACCTTTTTTAACATTACTATCAGACTTTTTAGGAACTTTATCCTCTTTAATTTTGTTTACTATCGTTGTTAATAAAGTAGTTTTTAATGATTGTATGTAAGCACTTATTTTAGGTAATGACGCAATAGGTTGTCTAACCCCCTCTACAATGGTTTCAAACGAGCCCGGACTTATTATATGATTAACACTTGTAATCATATAAGGACCACTAAACATTGGAACATATCGTAAATTAAAATACATTGTGGGTTGAATCATTGCATTACCCATCATATTCACCGTACAATTATAACTTCTGGTTTTATATAAATTAAATAAAGACACATTTTGTGTTGACGCTTTTCTATTTCCGGATTGATTAGCCATTTGATTTAAAAGTTCTAATGATTCAGCAGTTGCTGTACTTCCTCTTTGGTCAACTTGAAATCCGTGGAATATTGATTGATTTTGAGTTCCAATATCAACATTAAAACCAACAACCTTATTTGACATACCCCAATCCTTTTTACCTATCTGACTTTCAACTAATGGATTATCACTTGCTCGTCTTAAATCAAAAGCATCACTTCTAAACCTATAATCAATATTATCTTTTAAATCTAATTGTTCACTTGGCTTACCACCATAAAAACAAACTAATTTTGGTGAAGAGTTTCTATAATCAACATTTAAAAATGTTCCAAACATTGTGTTGGCAAATTCTAATGAACCTTCCGCTCTTGGTTTAGGATTTTTAACAGCGTCTTGTACATTATAAAAATTAACATATGATGGTAAATTCATTACTACAAAATTGTTGTCGACCAATATTGATTGAACAAACACCAACATTGGCATTGTTGGCTTAATAGTTGCCAAATAATCCTTTAATTTTATAACATCCACCAATATTTTATCACCTACATCACGACTTGCTCTATCAATTAACATAATATCTTCAAATAATGTTTTTGTTTTAAAATCATTTCCTGATATCCACTTATCATTTATTGCCTTAAACGATTCCCATAGTTCAACTTTGGTTGCCGGTCCTTCTAAAACCGAATTAATTGTTTGTTGAGACGATGTCACAATTTTTGGTAATTTTGTCTGTAATTTAGGCATTAAATTATTAATAACTTTACCTTTAAATGTTTCATTAGATGTGATATATTCATCCATCAACATAGTAAATTTTGAAATATTTAAAGTGGGGTCATTTAATTTTTGAGTTGTATAAATTTTTATAATAGGTGCTAAATTCTTAATGTTATCAACATTAAAGGCAATATTTAAATCAATGAAAAAGTCAGTTATGTATGAACCATTATTACTATACATTAATTTATCAACATCAGAAAATCCAACATAAGTCTCTAAAGTTTTCCATTGTTGGGGATAAGTTGCTTTAGAATTACTTAAAGTGATTGACCCACCACTATACGGTAAAGAGTTTGGTGTGGCAAAACTATATTTTTCCCAAGTATAAGGGTCAGAAATTTGATATGTCGAAAAACTATAAAATAGTTTTTTATCAAAATTAGACGGGTTACCATATTTAAAAACAACATCCGTATTAATAAATTTAGTTAAAGTATTAGATATCGTTGTTAGTTGTTCTTGTTGTTGTTTAATAATTGTGTCTGTCGGTGTTGTTCCAACAAGTTTTGTTGTTTTCATTAAACTAATCATCAACATCTGAAAATTCTTAAACGATTTTTCACTATCAGTTTCAAATTCACTAATAGAAATGTTTGATAATGTTGATGATGAATTATCTTCAAAATCATACATTGATTTTGAAAATTTTAAAAACTCAGATTCAAACCCATCTAATATATTTTTTTCAAAAACTGAAAATATCTCGTCAATACTAGTATAATCATTTGATGTTCCATTTATTGAAAAATTTTGTTGACCACTTTGACCTGAAAAGACTTGTTTCAAATATTGGAGAGGACTTGGTTTTACCACCTTACTATTATCAAAATACCCATAATTAGGAGCTGTCCAAAATAATCTAGTAGAACCATTATACATAGCAGTATTACCACTAATCTCATATTTTAATTTATTATTAGAAGTAATACATTCATCTTTGGTTTGATTAATCAAAGACCCTTGCGATGGTAATAGATATGTAAACTTACCATCAAAAGTATCAATAGCAACCGACCAAGGAATCACCCTTAAATTTCTATTAAGATTTTTTTCATCAAAACCTTTACCCATATCAATAATTGCATCTTTAACATAGTTAAGAGTCACCCCTGAACTAAAACCCTTTTGAATATCGGTACTTGTATACGCCGAATAAATTTCAAAACCTTGGTAAAAAACATTAAAATCGTTAATTAATTTAGGGTAAAAACCAGTATTAATTAATGTTGAGGTTTCTAACCCTAATGTACTATTTTTCTCTAATACAATATCAATGTTTGAATTATTTATGGTTAAACTATATGTTTTTGTTGGGTTGTTGGTTGTTGGGTCATAATTATCGACATATTTAAAATCAGACCAAGATGTGTTAATAATATCAACACCATTTTCCACATAATTTTTATATCTATGATAAACAGAACCAAATTTTAAAATCCAAGCATAAGGCATTTTATGGATGGCACCAAATTTCTTTAATGATGCGAAAATATAATCTAAAGGTTTTTCACTTTTATTTTCATAAGTTTTATATTTTTCTTTTAAAGTAGATAGGGGTAAACTATTGATAAAAAGATACGCCGAACTCACATATGGGGTTATACTATCATTTCTAAAATTTTGTACACCTTCTTGTATAGAATTAACGAAATATGGTGTGTTAAACATTGAAACTGTTTGATAAGATGTTACCAATCCACTATAGTTAATATAATTCAAATTACCTTCAGTTAATAATTGAGAAGTAAAATCTCTATCATTATAAAAAGTTTTTAAATCAGGCTTATCTAATATTGGCTGTTGAATATTTTTATAAGAAAAATTAGTAAACGGTCTTTTAGTATCGTCATTTGTCGTATCTAAAAAATTAGATATTACTTTTTTATTTAAATTATATGTTAACACTTTTCGAGTATCAAAAGACGATTTTGCATCTATAAGAGTTCCACCATCCGCTAATTTACTATTACACCAAGTTAAATCGGTAAACGGATATATATCACCAAAATCAAAAGAATTAGTGGTTGTTGAATCCGAAATATAATCAACCAATGCCTTTTCATTTGACAACGAAACTAATGGTTGTGAACTTGAATCACTCAGTATACCAGAATTAATAAATTCAAAACTTGAATTATTAACTATATTTTTGATATAAGATGTGTTGAAAATTCCTCGTATATAATTTTGCCAACTTTCACCAACACCACCATTTGAAATATGTTTTAAAAGTATCTCAAAATTAGACGCGTTAATCCCATATTCAACTAATTTTTTAGTGATAAAAGGATTATCTGTTGATAAACTATTAATAATATTTATACTTTCACCTTCAGAAATAATATCTGAAATTTGATTAGATTCTGAAATAAAATTATTACATCTACTTAATTTTGAATAATAAGATGTTAAAAATATCCTTTCATAAATTTCGTACATATATTTAATTTCTTCTTTATTACCAAAAACAACATTACTAACCGGAAACTCAATTGCCGATAATGATATTCTTTTCACATCACTCAATTCATTTGAGTTTGGTGTCGATGGTAGTGGGTTTTCACTTCTTTGGACATACCCTTTAATAAATTCCTCAACAAATTCCACTTCAGGCCATAATTCAGGTAAATATGCTTTAGTCTGATTAATAACTGCCCTATCACCCGGATAAGTAATAATAAATTGTTCCTCTTTATCGGGTGTCATTGTTTCAACAATCATTTGAGGCCAAGGATATACTGGTTCCGTAGAGTTATTTCCGGATGTTAAATTATCAGAACTAACACCTGTTAATATTGCTTTTTTTCTATCTTTATCGTCTCTAACACTCCACGCTTGAGTATGAACATCATCCATTAATCGTAAAAAGGCTTCACCATTTGCAAATATAACAGCAAGAACATTCCTAATACTAGGAACAAACCCAATACCATTATCTTTATTTTGTAATAATTCCGATAGAGCCTCAGTTAATTCATTTTCAATTTGTTCTCGGTAAGTTTTTAAATCCTTACCCATTTTATCTATAAAAAATTCAAAAGTACCATTACCCTCAAAAACAAAATAATTAGTAATAGGTGTTTGTTTTCCCGCATCATTTTTAATAACTAAACTATTCAAAACACTGTCTTTAGTTAATTCAGCTTGGAAATCTTCTAATTGTTGTTTTGACGGTTCAACATCTAATTTTTTTCTTTGTCTATAAGTTTCCTTAAGATTTATATCACCGGCTTGTAATGTTTTTGGGAAAATCTCGTATTTAATACTATTTGGTATTTGAATTGATTTTTCCGTATTATTAATTTTATACTTCCCAAGTATCCCAAGAGTTTTATTATTTGATAATTTTTCGGTATAACTTGTAATATATTCTTTTAATTTATTAATCGCCTCATCTTTCTTTTTAGCTGGTATATATTCTTTTTTAAAGGTATATACTTTAGTTTTTTCAGGATTGTCCATTACAAGAAAGTTATCAGTGTCTAAATATTTAGACCTCCAAGACTCACCATTCATAGCGAAAACATCTTTGTCGTATTCACCTAAAATTTTTGAATATTCGTTTAAATCTGTTAATGGGTCTAAATTTTGTTTAGTAAATGAATCTAAAACATTTTTAACAAAATTTTCAAGTCTATTTTGTAATTCCATTAAACTAATTTCCGGGAAATCATCAGATATCATACCTTTTGACTTATATTCACTATACATTTCTTTTACTTTCTGAAAACCTCTTTCTACAACACTATCTGTTGTTTTAGTTGTTTTACTATCTGTCCCCGTTGAAGGTGTTACCACTTTGTTTTGAACACTAACTCTAGATTTATACATATGGGGGACAGCCAATAACGCACCCATAGTTATTTCACTCAATATTGTGTATTTATAAGTATAAAACACTAAATCAACAACAAAATTACCTGAATATGTGTCGTATCTTGATGTAAAGTTCTGTAACATTAAAGATAATTTAACCGCTTTACCGTAATATCCTTTAATTGTCAAACTAAACATTGGATATGGTAGATTAAAAAACGCCGCATAAGGTGAGTTATCACCCCCTTCAAATAAGGAACGACCTTTAACATCTTCTAATTTAACATTGATTTGTGGTAAGAAATCTAACCCTTGTCTGATAGTTATTTGAGTAATACCTAACATTCCATTATCAGTAGTACCTTTTAAAGTTTGTCGAATATAGGTATCATCACTTTTATTAGGGTTTTTTACTGATTCTAATTTTACTTGATTTTGACCTTCACCTTTTGTACTATCTTTACCAGTTAATTCGTCGGTATAACTATTATCTAAAAACCCTTTATTACCAGGGTTTAAAAAATTAATCGCAGCAACAGATATTGTTTGTATTTGGTCATTATTTGCAACCCCAACAGCTAATTTAGTTCTTGGAATCACTTTACATTCTAAATTGGCATAAACAACCAAATCCTCTTGTTTAACTAACCTTTCACTAACTTTACCATTAGAGTCAATAACCTTATTTGGGTCAATAATACTAATGTTATTGTAATCAAACTCTACTAATATATTTTCACCACTATCTACCATAATAAAAGAAATAATTTTCTAACTCGTTTTTATAATCTTGTAGAGAAGCTATCAAAGGAAATGGAATTGTCAAGATAGAACCATCACTAATATTCCATTCTTGACCACCGAAGATTGGATTTGCTTGTAAAATCAACCAACCAAAACTCGCCGCACCATAATATTGTTGGGATAACTTATCTAATCTAGACTGTCCAACTTTATAGATATATCTTTTATCTGTTGTTTTTGATGGCAAAGTAACATAGGGAACAACACTTTGTTCTCCATTGTTTAAAAACCCATTATATCTATTATAATACTGTTTATTTACCATTTTTATTTAAATTTGATTTTACCATCATAGGATTTATTATCACTATTAGAATTTACACCACTATATAATTCCATAATATCTTTTTGTTGTTGAGCATCTGTTGCCGTGTCCGGAATTGTTGTATATTCAAATTTTCTTAATTTACCTTTTGGATATACAAACTCATTAACATATTTAGTATATTCTGGAAATTTTTTAACATCTGTAATATATTTAATTTCATCCAACAATTCTTTATCAACAATTTTTTTAAAGTCTTCACAAATTTTTTCAAACTTATTTTTTAAATTAGAGGGTGTTTTAATGGTTAATAATTCACCAATAATAATTTTATTAATAAAATCATTAAATTTATTTTTATTATTAAAAATTTGAGCTAACACCATAAATTGTCTCTTATCTTCTATTGTTGATATTTTGGATGAAATAAATTCAAAACCACCAGGTTGAGTATAATTTGATGTTATTACATTAACATTTGATTGTCTTTTTAAGAATATATCAAAAGATTGTAACTGAGTCGCAATCTCATCATAATCTTTGGCTAATTCAATATATGTGTCTTGTGGAGCGCCTTGACTAGCCGAATTAACTTCTGTAGTACCTTTAATGTTATATACTCTAGGTTTACCACTTTCAAGTATTTTACCATCAGTTTTAGTCATTAATAAATTAATTTTTCTAAAAAATTGAACCATGCTTTCTTCTTGAGTTGTAATCTCTTGTATTTTGGTAAAAATACCATTACTAAATTCTCCTTGATAACTATTAATATAGTTATTTAAATTTGTTTTAACTTTTTGTATTATTGAATCTGTAAATGTATATTTAACTAATCGACTTATTATAAAGTTTTTATTAGATGGGTTATCAGCATTTATATCAGATAATAATGTTGAAAATAATAAGTTAATTTTATTCTCAACACTTACATTTCCATCTCCACCTGGTTTACCATATATTGGAACTATTTGTCTACCTGTTTTAGTAGTAAAATGACCTGAACTATATAATCTATCTTGAGTCATCAATTGCCATATTCCATAATTGTAAGATTTTATTATAGATTCACATTGATTTGGAATATTAGTATAATACTCTTTTGTTGCATCCAAAACTTTATCCATAATGACAGAATATTCAGTTTGACCTGTCTGTCCATCAGTTACCGGAATATTAGTTAATATATTTCCAATAGTATTTCCACCATTATTTAAAAGACTATTATCAATATTATTTACTGTTGCAACAGGTTGAGAATCCAATATTGCTTGTACAACTCTTGCATCTAAAGCTGACGTATCTTCAGTAGCCGTAGCTCTTTCATCATATATTTCAGTATTAGCATAATAATTAAACGATAATGCGTTTTGTAATTGTTCCACCGGTCTAGCCAACCCTTGTCCTCCAATAAAATCAAAACTCATAGTAACATTCGCTAACATTGGTTGTACACCAATACCTTCAGGATTTAAATCATAAAGTAATGGTTCATAAGTAAAGGCAACACTATTTGGGATTATTTTACTATTGTAAAAATCACCAATTCTTAAAACTAAAACCGGAGGTGCTCCAAAAGAAGTGTTAACCGCATCATTATATCTTGGTTTGTTATCTGTTCCAATAACTGGTATAGTCTCACCAGGTCTAACACATTGATTTAAGAAGGTTAAACGAGAATTTAATCCTTCAGGTGTCATAGAGTGAAATGCTGGGTTAAAATACTTAATTTTCTCTTTTATTGAGTCATACACCATTGGAGAATTTTCCGCAATCACCTCAAAATAATCACATTCTGATAATAATTGTCTAATAATTTGTTTACTAATACCTTTTTTAATATTTTCTTCAATTCTAACATTTAACTCAGGTTTAACAGGTTTTATATTTTCAGTCTCTGATGGAGTCACTTTTTCTGGTTCTGCTGGTACCGGAGTTGGTGAAGGAGTTACATTAATCTCACCAATTTTTACTCTTCTACACGCCATCGCTGTTGCAGCAAAAATTTCAGAGGTTTGGTCTACTACCTTACCATTTTTATCCTTAATATTATCAGAACAATTTACTTGTTTTCCCAAACCCAATGAAGTTTTTGGTACTGGAGTTGTTTCACCCGCACCTTGTGGTGGGTTAATTATAAATGTTTTATCTTTAATAAAAGGACCTAAACAGGCTTCCCCTACAGTAAAATTCGTTAAAAACTGAACAACTGAATCGTTTCTTCTTAAAGATAAATTAGTATTATATGCCGGTTTAGCAAGAGCTGACGCCGAACCAACCATATTAATTGTTATTTTACCTTTTTTTTCTTTTAAAATATTATAAGCATCAATTATAAAATTACTTGTACCACCAGCAATTGTGTTAAAATTATCTATAACGACCTTATTAAAAAATTCCGTCACATTTCTATTAAAATCCCCTTCATTAAAAA